TTTGCTTATATGGGCGACATTATGTCTTATTACATTGATAGAGCTGCAAATGAAACCTCTGTTGATACAGCGGTAAAAACAGATACCCTTTTAGGGTTTGCATCCTTATTTGGTTATAAGCCATCTGGACCAACACCTGCTCAAGTGACGGTTCAATTTACCAATAATAACTCTACCTCTGTAGACCTTCCTATAGGAACCCAGGTTATGGCTCCTCTAACCTACGGTCCTTTTGCCCAGTGCTACTTTGAAACAACGCAAGCTTATGTGGCCGTTCAGTCAGGTCAATCCGTATCTATAACGGCTATAGAAGGAAAGACAGTAAATACAGATAAGCCAGACTATATTGATCCGGTATACCATAAACCACTTCCTGCAATTATTGGCACCTCAGATGGAACACCTAGCCAAAACATAACGATTCTAGACCTAGGCATTGTTGATAGTTCTCTTATTGTGTATGTGGGTCAGGGAGTATCTTTTTCTCCTTGGACGTATGTGTCTACTCTTATTGAGTACGGTCCAGAAGACCTAGTATTTACTACTTCACAAAATTCTGATGGAACGCTTACCGTTATCTTTGGTGATGGTGTAAATGGTTCGATCCCATCAGCTTCTCAGGTTATTAGCGCTATCTATAAGACCAGCGTTGGAATTTATGGAAACATTATCTCTAACGCTATCGCTGAAGTTTCTTTTATTCCAGGAAATGTAGACCCAGATGCTATTACATACTTTACGGCAACTAACCCATCCCCTGCAGTTGGTGGAGCCGATGCCGACAATACAAGCCAAATCAGGTCCAAGATTAAAGGTGCAATTGCAACACGTCGCAGAGCAGTTACCCTTGCAGACTATAATTACTTAACCGCTTTAGTTCCATTAGTTGGTCGAGCTAATTCTTCTGCTGGTGTATACACCTCAGTTAACGTCTACGTTCAATCTCAGTATGATGGAAGTGCTACTCCAGGACTTGTAAGTGGAGTGCCTACCCCAAACTGGACAGCCCTACAAACATCTGTAACAAGCTACTTGTCAGATAAAGTCCCTGTTGGGACAACAGTTAACGTACTTCCACCATCATATATCCCTGTTTATATAAATATAGCTGTGGTTGCAGAGCCGGCGCTTAAACAAAGTACTTTAAAGCTTGCTGTATACAAAGCATTGTTAGCCTCAGGAACGGGTCTGTTTTCCTATGACCAGGTATCTTTTGGAATGACAGTTCCTCTTTCTGCTTTATATGCTGCAGTATCAAATGTAACTGGTGTTGCTTCTGCAAACGTAGTTCAGTTATGCACAGATAATAGTAATACCGCTAGTACACTTGTTTTTAGTCCTAACCAGATCCCATACCTTCTACCAGCTAACCTAACCATTACGGTTTCTGGTGGAATTGCTCTATAAGAAAAGTAGGTAAAAATGGCAGCTACATTCCCATCGACCGTACGACAGCTCACCCCAAAGGTTGACGTACAGGATACGATCCTGGCAGATCACGTCAACTCATTACAGGATGAGGTTCGCGCTATTGAGACAGTGCTAGGCTCTACAGCTACTGCCAATAACGTTTTGGTCTCCAGCTATACCGGCACGTTTTCTCAGACTACTACCTGGGGAACTTTGGGAGATCGTCTTCTAAACATAGAAGCCGGTTTAATTAGTGGAACTGGTCAATCTGCATATGTGGGGCTAAATGGTGGGTCTCTTATTAGTCCTAACGTCGGGTCTGTTGGGTTAACTATTCAGGCTACATCTGGAAACTCTTACCAGCTGTTAATAACAAAATCCTCTTCCGGTACACTTGGGTTTAACGTTGATTCTACAGGTACTCCAAAGGTTGGAACTTACAACGTAGTTTACGTAAATAGCTCAGACTGGAACTCAATTCAAACAGCTTTATCATCAGCAACAGCTGCGGCAAATGCTGCTCAGGCCGCTGCAAATAGTGCTCTAAACCCTTTCCTTCTATCTGGAGTATAAGCATAAAAAATGGCAAAGTATAGTTCCGGTATCTATGGTGTTTCTAAGTATGGCGAAAAAGAAATCAGCCGTACCTACTATAACTCTGCCATTGCTTCCTGGGCCTATTCTTTAAATAGCGTATCTCTTTTATGGCAGTCTATTACGGCAGATCCTGCCGATCCGGTACCTACTCATTGGAGACTAGTTAGAAGCTTTAATGGAACTCCAGACAATCCTTTTGATGCGGACTTTATTGACGGAGACATTTTTGGGTTATTTAGAAACTCACATCTAGACGAAAACGTTGCCGACGATGTTCGTGAAGTAAACTACTCCATTTGGATTTTTAATGGCACAGGTTGGGTTTTCTGTGGAGATACTAATGTAGTTCTTATTCAGTATGCAGATACCTTTGAGCTAGTAGCTAAATGGCTACCAAAAGCATGGCTTAACTCAGATGATGGCGTTGGAGATGCTACCGGAGAGTATAACTATAATGATTTAACAAATACTCTTATTGGCTACTCTTTTATGTACGACAAGATAAAAGCTGAGATTGATCTTCTACAAAAGACACCATCTCAAAAGTATTTCCACCACAGCTTGCTAC